GATCATTAAGTTCAAACACTACTGCAAACTTTAATACTGCTGTAGGTTCTAATGCATTAAATGCAAACACAACCGCAGCCCAAAATACTGGTGTTGGTTATCAAGCATTAAAAAATAATACAGAAGGCACTTCAAATACTGCTGTAGGTTCTGATTCTTTACTTACTTGTACAATTGGCTCATCAAATTCTGCTTTTGGTAAAGATGCTTTAGAAGAAATTTTAACTGGTAGTAATTGTACTGCTATTGGTTTTTCTGCATTACAAAAAAACGCATCATCTGGTAATACAGCATTAGGCCATCAAGCAGCACAAGCAAATACAACTGGTACAGGTATAGTTGCGATAGGAAAAAACAGTTTGCTCTCAAATACTTCTGGAACAAATAATATAGCCATCGGCCAAAATGCTCTTGATGCCAACTTAACATCTTCAAGTAATGTTGCAGTGGGCCATGAGGCTGCAGGGCTTTGTACGGGTGCACAAAACACCTGTATTGGAACTAATGCGGGAGATGCAATCACAACTGGCTCTAATAATCTCGTCTTGGGCTTCAATGCTGAACCTTCCTCTGCTACCGTGGCAAATCAGATTACATTAGGTGATAGTAATATTCAAAGTTTAAGATGTCAGGTTCAAACAATTAGTTCACTTTCTGATGAAAGAGACAAGACTGACATTGTAGATTTAGCTGATGGACTTGAGATAATTAATTCACTTAAACCAAGAAAATTTACTTGGGCAATGCGTGAAGCTAGTGCCAATGATGGAAAAACAGACATAGGTTTTATTGCACAAGAAATAGATACAGCATTAGGTGATAAGAATGACTATATTAGTGCCGTATATAAAGACAATCCTGATAAATTAGAAGCATCTTTTGGAAGATTTATGCCAATATTAGTAAAAGCAGTACAAGAATTATCAACAAAAGTCACCGCCCTTGAAGCAGGGTAAACTGTAAACAATTAACTTTTTATCATGGAAGAAAAAACCGCAGATGAAATTGCAGCAATTTATACTGCTGCAGGTCATAGTGTTACTTTAATAAATGCAGATGCTAACTATGCTGCCTTTCAAACTGCCAATCCTACAAGTTCTGATACTGAAACAGAATGGAAAAAGATGATTAAAAGAAACACTGATCATCTTGAAATTATTAAAGCTTATAAAAAAACTGATGGAAGTACATCAATTTGGACATCCGAATCTTTTACAGATATTGATGCTGCTATAACTAAAGGAAAGACACTTTACGCTTAATTTATGGATTTACAAAAATTACAAGAAACAAGACAACAACTCTTGTTAGAGAAAGAAAAACAACTTGCAAATCTTTATGAAATTACTGGCGCGATAAAGTTGTTAGATCAACAGATTTTGGAGATGTCAAAATCCGAAGATACCCAACCATCAGATACAAAGGCAACAAGCCTACAAGAAGAAACAGTACCATCAGAGTAAGTGGTGCTACCATTTTATTAATAACTTCTTTTATCATGTGGCAAAAACTGTCAACTATTTTAAGTTTGATTTCCATTATTATGGTAGCTTCCATGAGTGGTGGAGCGTACTTTGGTTACAAGTATGTAACTTCAGAACAATTCAAATCTAGAGTAATGAATGAAATTCTTGGTAATGTAAAAGATATGATGCCAAAAGTATTAGATCAAGGTTTACCAAAGGTAACTGGCCCATCAATGCCGATTATCAAATGAAATGTTATTGGTGCGATGATGAGTTAATTTGGGGTGGTGATATTGATATAGATGAGTCTATGCCAACCTATCCTGAGTTTTCAGTAATGACTAACTTATCCTGTCCTAAATGTTTTTCAGAAGTAGAGATTCTGAAGAAAAGAGATGCCTACGATTAAAGTACCTAAAATAAAAATACCGAAGATAGATATACCAGAAACACCCTTAACAATAGAACACGTTTTAACAGGTAATATTCCAGGCTGTAATTTATATCACAGAGATTTAGAAATAACAAAAAATCCTAGTATTTTATACAACGATAGAAACGCATATATAACTTGTCCAGAGGGAGAAATGCCTTCGTTTAATCCAATAGAATACGATCCAAGTAAACTTATAAAAACAGTAACTCCTACGCAATCTCCGCAACAACCAGAATATAGACCTGTAATTCCAAAGAAAAAAGAAGAGAAAGAAACAATAGAAATACCACCTTGCCCTGGTAAAAAAGATTTAAGAGTAGGAAGTTTTGTTAATGAAAAGCGTTTGGAGCGTATAAAAGGTTATAAAAGGGGAGAAGATGGGATTGAATGTATCACTCTTTATGAAGACGTACCCTTCAAAGATCAATACATACCGAATCCTCCACAGCTTGTTAGCACTGCTATTATTGCTAGCGTTGCTGCCACTACTCCATTACTCCTTAATGTCGTAAAACCTTTGGTAAAAAATATCATAAAAAAGCTGACAAAGAAGAAAAAAGATGTAGAATAATACATAAGCAACCAGACCCAGCATCATGCTTTGTGAATGGTATGTTAGGTTTTTTAAACTGAGGTTGTCTATGTCCTTAAATGGCAATCAATCCTAACGGACTAGCTGATACATCTCCTGCCACTGCTCTGTCGGAGCGTCAGTTGCTTTTTTAGACAAGTGAAAACCCGTAACTTGTCTACTTTAATTTGTGAGTATGTGGTAATACTTGATTAGGTACAGTTGTTAAAACAACATTTCTACAGCTAACAGCATCTTCTCCTACATATTTAACACCAAGTTTTAGTTGCTCGGCACATATTTTGAGACGGTTGAGATTAACTTCTAATTTTTTAGCATCCAACATAAACTCCTGATATTTCCTATATGTTTGGGCTGCTTGTAAACATTCCTTGTTAAAACCTCCACCTCCAAGTGGTATTTGAAAACTAGCAGTGATTCCATAATTTAAGTTATATACTGTTTGATCTAATCTTTCCTGTTCTGCAACATATAAAATGTCCCCAGGATTAAGCAACTGGCCTGTATCACTGTCTTTTGCAGTGTCATAAATATTGGTTCGAGAGATTGTACTTCTTGGAAGGGAAAAATTTTCTCCTTTAGTAACAAAGGGAGTAATAGCCAAAGTGGGAAGTTGACATTGTATTCCATTTGAAAATCTATGAGTAGGAAAGTTTCCATTTATAGTCTGATATCCATTGTTAATGACCGTTCCAGAACTGGATGCCGAAGGAGAACTTATTGTATTACTAGCATAAAGAGGACTTGTAAACAGTAATCCTATTGTGAAAAGATACTTAAGGAAGTTGTTTGGGTTTCTATAGTTTGAGTTCGATTTATCACTGATACTGCATCTAATCCTGGGGCGAGAAAGTTTTCTACTAAAGAAAAGTCCGAGCCTTCCGTTACTATTGTCCACTGAGGTTTGCTTGTTAATTCTGGTGTTACCCATTGAAAATTAACTGCTCCATTGCCTGTATTCTGACTTGTTGTATATGTCGCATCAGGTGAGATATAAGAGTCTGTTTTAATATTATGGCCTTGTACTGTATAGCTGAAACCTGTTCTATAATTTTCAGTAACAATCGTTTCTTGGATTGTAGATACGCTACGACTAGAGGATTCCATCTGACCTGTTGTAAATCTTGGTGTAATACTACCTGCATATGCACTAGGCACTGTAAGAAACAGGCATAGAAACCACCTCATCAATCAAGCCCAAGAGTAATAGTAGATTGAAGTGTAGCAGTTGTACCAGCACCCATATCAGCTAGGTTTACTGTCAATGCTTGTCCACTATCCAATGTAATAGCTACAGATCCAACATCTCCTCCAGAAACTACAGTATTTTTACCAAGTAAAGGTAATGAAGGAACAACACCATTAGTAACTGTGGCAGACAATAAGCTTGGGACTGCATCCGCTTGAATGTAGCTTTCTGACGCAGAAAAAGCATCGCCTTCATTTACAACATTAAAGCTAGTATCGTAGTCAACAGTAGGAACTCCATTAGTGATACCAGCATCAGCTAAATCAAGAGAACCAATTTGTCCTGCAACTGTATTTGCTTTTGGTGTAACGTTAGTACCAGCTACAGAAATACTGGCTGAAATCCTTTCACTTGTTGCTGAAGCTGCTACGGTGCTTACTGAAGCTACTGATTGTATAGAATGAGTTATGTCAGCGTAGGCCGGACTTGAAATCAAAAACAAGAATGGGATTAGTTTTTTCATTTGATACCAACTTTGTTTTTACTATTATCTACTATTTTAGGTGGATTTCCATTATTCGTGCCACTTTTCTTCTGTCCCACGGAAATGCCGTAGCTTCCTAACACACCGCTTACCAAACCTGCCGTGAACGCTCCATCAATCCTTACCTTGCCCATGTACCCCAAAGTCATCATTGATAAACTCCAGGTCAAAATCATAAATCGGATAGTGTGACCAAACAGATCACCCCATTCAATACCTTCTTTGTCTTCCTTCTCTTCAGCCATAAAAGTTAAGATTCTTGTCTAATACTAGCAAAGTAGCTATGTTTGGGAAGTAACACATAAAAACGATGGTAAAAATTCTAAAACCTATTCTTCTTGTATTTATAAAATCAAAAGCAATGAAGAGATTGATAGTGGATCTGTTAAAGGCTATAGCAAAACAAACAGATAACACAATAGACGATCAAGCTGTAAGCTTCATAGAAGCTAGAATGTATCCAGGATCTACCACAACTCTTCAGTAACATGAAAGATGACGGGTTTATGAAAATGATTCATACTCAGTTATCTCCCGAAGCTGAATTAGCAATAGAGTTTCGGTGTAGAGAAGTATGGGCCTGTGAAGATATAGATACTATAAAAGCCTTTTGTATAGACATGATGAAGAACCATGCAAGAACTGAAGCAGTATTATCTAAAGCAATAATGAGAGTAATAGAACTAGAAGCAACATTAGCTGTACTGCAAACCAAAACAAAAAAGAGTACAGGAATTTACAAACTTAGATGGTGGATGGAACAGCTTTATATGCACTGGAAGTATAAAAAAATAACAAAACGTCATTCGCATCGAGCGTAAGCTGCCTGTTGTCTGGAAACTATCATTTCAGGATATTGGATCGTTTCCCATCTATGCCCACATTCATAACATTCTCTTCTACGAATAATTATAAATTTTGAATTTCTATCAGATCGGACCACCTTCTGATCGCTGTATGTCTTACAGCCTGGGCACTGGACCCATGTTATTCTTTTCATTTTTTAAAATTGTTTTAGTCTTTCTGCTTTCTTCCGTCAATTCGTCTTTGTACAGATTCTCTCCACATTAACTCGTCTTTGGCTTCAGCAATTTTATATTCTGAGCTAGTAAATTCACGTTGTAATGCTTCATACGCTACTTTTCTAACCCATGCAGTACCACGCATACCCTCTTTGTCAGCTACCTTTTCTATAAGTTCTGCTCTGTTTGGGTCGATTAGTACCTGATAATAGCTTTTGTTTCCGTGTTTGAGAGCCATTTACAATGTTGTTCTTGTACTACTCTACCACCAAATCGGCAAATCGGCTTTCTCAAGTTGCTTTTCCACATACTTTTTTCTAGCTTCTCTGCGTTTTTTAGTCTTTCCCTCACGGACTTCTCTAGCTTTTTTGAGAAAATCAATGATACTACCCAGATCTCTGGTGGTTGCTTTTGGAATCTCTTTGTATAGATCCTTCATTAGATTTGCTCGAATATTCTTCTGCATAGGCAACAGGCATTACCTCCATTAGGGTCTTGTAGTATTTTACTCCAAGCTGTTTATTATGCTTGGAGATATACCAACCATGTTCATTTTTGCAAATACCAATCATTTTTGTATTCTCCTTCGTTTGTTGGTTTTAGTAGAAACGCTTTTAGAAGGTTTCCTAGTTTTTGGAGTTGTGGTACTCCTTGGTTTCATGGATGTCAGATGCCATCCGTTTTCTTTTGGGCAAGCATAGACATAAGAATGGTTTTTACCCCGTTTTCTCATGTCTGATGCTTCTTTCTTGGCCTCTTGTTGGGTGCGGTAACTGATCTTATTGCATTTATAACAATGCCCTAAGACTGACATACCTCTTTTTTCTATGAAATCTCCCAACTTATGTAGTGGGAGTCTATTCATTTAGGTTTGGACCAAAGTTTAATTAAAGTTTCTAGCTCTTCAATACGTTTCAAAGCTGCTTTTATACGATCTTGTGTTGTCAATGAACTTCGCTCCACTTGTCGCCAATAGACACTTCAGCTAATGCAGGAACATCGCCTAACCATTTTGCTTCCGCTTTTTCCATTGTAGTTTTAAGAATCTCAGCCCATTCATCTGCTAAATCTTCTTTAACAAGAAGAATCAATTCATCGTGAACGGCTGCTGCAATTCTTACTTTATCTTCGCCTGTTTCTTTGACTTTGACCCATAAGTTACCCAATGCACACTTTAATATTGCAGCACCAGCACCTTGAATCGGTGTATTGCATCTAACAGTAGTTCTATTAAGATCGCCTTTCAAGAATCTACGCATATTAGATACTGGAACTCTAGTCTCAGGCCATTCATCTCCTTCGGTGGATCGTGAAAGATAGTTCATTTCTCTCTGCCAATCTCGAATACCGCTATATGTAGTGAGCCAGTTATCACGAATCTTTACAGCTTCATCATTAGACATGATGACACCACTACTTCCAGCATACTTTCGTAAACCTTCAGCACCAGCACCATATAGCAAACCGAAGTTAGCGGACTTGGCGATCTGTCTATCACATCCCATCTGTTCAGCCGTATAGTCATGCAAATCTTCGCCACGCTGAAATGCAGCAGTCATGTTTTTATCTTTAGCTAATGCAGCAGCAAGACGTAACTCCATCTGCGAAAAGTCAGCATCAACTATCTTCCAACCCTGAGGAGCTTGTACACATTGCCTAAACTCTGAATCTCTTGGTATTTGTTGGTTGTTTGGCTTGATACTGGACATTCTTCCTGTATCTGCCCCAAGTTGCATATATGATGCTCTAACAAATCCATCATCTGACATCTTATCTTGTATGCTTTCTATCATTTGTCTACGTTTTTCTCTACGTTTCCAAGTCATAAGTGTTTGGATCGTAGGAGAATCAGCAGCACAATTCTTCAAAGCATCTTTAGCAACACTAGGTTTACCATCATTATTCACTGGTGTATAACCAAGAACTAATTCAAGTTTTTCTAATAATTGCTTAGAACTCTTAATATTGAATCCAGCATACTTTTTAGTACCTAATCTGACTGAGCCTTGGTCTTTCGCACGAAGGTTGAATGAGCCATCCTCATTTCTAGGTAACTTTTTTCCAGATGGTAAGTCATTATCAAGCTCTCTGATAAATTCATTACCAAGTTCTTTAATGTCATCTTCATAATCAATGCGACATTGTTCTAACTCTTCT